CTCGATACTTTGTTTTACTTGTATCTCCATCTCCTTGACCTGCATACGAACTTTTTCTTTCATCATCTCATACTCTTGTGCTGCTTCTACTGCTGCCCTTTGAGCTTCCATCTGTCCTTGCAAGTCAGCCTGTTGTGATTTCTGCTGCATTTGCTCCGCCTTCTTCATCATAAACCTTATACTTGTCTTTAAGTCTTTTAGGTTGTAACTGTCATATAATTGTATAACAGCATCAAATGGTAATAGACCTGCTTGGCTTTGCTGTAACACTAACTGTTTAAGTTCTTTCAAGTTTCTCTCTTCTCTTGCATTCTGGTACGAATAACTTGCAAACCTTCTATCCTGTAAAACATTTGCAGGTATCATAGCAAACTCTAACAGCTCCTCATTTTGATATATCTCTACAATATCATCTTCTGTGTTTTTGTATTGACCAAGTAAGTTAGCCAGAACATTCATAGCTTCTGTCTCTACTTCGTCAACATGACTAAATAATGTTTCAGTTACTATCAATGCTTGTTCATTAGACATCTCAAATGTACCTACTTGGTCTTGACGTTGTACCTGACCTAATACTTGTGGTGGTACTCCCATCATCAATCCTATCTGCTGGTCCAACTGCTGACACATATTTTCTATTATCTGTACTGAATCAGGCAATGTATCATCATAGCTTTTCCATTGATTGAAAGAAGGGTTAATAGGTCTCCCAGTAGAGTCCATAGTCTTTATATACATAGTTCCTAACTTCTTATGGTATCTATGCTCTTCTTCTGACATACTATCTGGTATCTGTGATTTGTCAACTATATCACCTTTTACGCCCGATGCTACTATCAATAATTCCTTTTGATAGTGCAACACCATATATAGCTCTGCAAGCTCTTTAGTTAACTTTACAGGGCTATAAGCTTCTTCACCTATACCAACATAAGATTTACCTACTAATGGCAACAATACCTCTTGCATATTGTCAGCCATACGAGGTTGTATAGCATCTATATCCCCCTTTACAAACTTTCCGTCAGCAAACACTATCTCATAACGCTCTTGTACATATAACTCCTTATCAGGGTTTTTAATGTCATCATCTAAGTACTCTCCATCTTTTACATTTATCTTTCTTGGGTGCTTATACCATATCCGTAAAATATCTACGGTATCTGTTTCCTTAGATGCTCCCGGGTCCTCTATAGCACCACTGGCATCAGGAGTAGGAAAGAAGTTAGTATTATCTACTGTACTCTTACCATAGTATTCTTTATCCTTCTCCGATAAATGCTCTTCATATTTACTCATAAAGCTTGACTTGCTCCACTGCTCTCTTAAAGCCTGCCACTTGCCATTATGAATCCAATACGTGTTTTCATCGTAAGGATAATACACTCTTGTACTATCCTTTGGCTCATATTCTATATTTAAGTTCTCATCTAAATTTATATAGAAGTAACCCTTTCCAGTAACAACGCTGTATCTAAAAAAGCTATCTGACTTCCTAATAGCTTCAAGCCTATCCCTATAAGTTTTAACAAGTATATTTATATATCTATCATTAGCATCAACATCGTCTTTTGCAATCTGACTATGTATATCTTCATAGTTCATATCATCGACAATCTTATTATTGTCTCGATACTTTTGCATTAAGTCCATCTGGTCCTGCAAGCCTTCCATATGCTCTTGGAACATCTCTAACTGCTGCTCTATCTCTTGTGTCATCTTTGGGTCTATCTCTTGACCTGTCTCCTCCGCCTGTTGCTGTATAACTTGATATTGCTGTTGCACTTGCTGGTATTGACCTTGAACCTTCTCTACCTCCTTAGCTACCTTACGCATTTCAAACTCCAACTCCTTATTCTTCTGATCAATCTCTCCCAAATAAGTATTGATAAGTTTACGCATATGACTACTCTGCTTTTCCTTTAAACTCCTACTATCAACAGCACGAAGGTTAAATCTAAATTCCCTCCTAGCTTTAATCCCAGTAAGTGCATTTACATTCTTCCTCTGTATAGGAATCCATCTTAACTTTGCAGGAAAAACATAATCCTCCCCAGTATCAGGGTTAGTCATCTTAGACAGGTAGTCATATTCTGTTAAATCTACATTTCCATTTATCATTCTCCATGCTGTAATATCATCTTGCTTCAAAGCTATGTTACACATATTGGAAATAGCTTCACCTATCTCTTTAATCTTGTCCTTGGACAACCTCTTTGTATTTGTCTTTATATAAGGAATACTTGCCATATTATCTTGTCATTACTATTCTACCGTTTATACTCTTATACTTCATACCACTAGACCTATTTTGCCTTTCGTGTACCTCTCTGTTCTTGTTTTGTATATTAACCTCTTCATTGTATTGCACTACTGCCAACGCCATAGCTATCGTCAAGTCGCAGTTATACCCCTTAGCTATCCTAAATAAAGCTATAGCATTCAAAAGCATAACACTATCTATTCTATTAACTGTCTCATGTGTTAGCCTGTCTCGTAACATCGTTAACGCTTCTGGGATTACAGCACTGTCTAAACCATACCTATTACTTGTCTGTGTCTTTATGACCATAGTAGCGATAGTAAGCTCTGGCTTTAAGGCAAGCAAGCCTGCAAAACCATTGTTCTCATACCAGTTAAATATCAATATCTTACTATGCTCTATCATATTCTTTGTGCCATATAGTATTGCCAACTTAGCAGTGTTCTCATAAAACTTCTCCCTGCCACCATCATATTCCGATGGTCTTTCAAGAAGCAACGCTACTGGTTTATTGTATGTTTTATTTGTTCCATTAAATCCTTTCCAAATTATGCTAGCTCCCTTGGAAGTACTGGTCTTTGCTTCTGTCTGGTCATAGCTGTCAGTGCCTTGATAATATAATCCTTTTATCACACTACCATCTCCATTCAATTCAGGAGGTTCACTGATATATACATTATACCTATGCAAAGGTTCTCCATCTTCTTCACGGTAAGGTACAGCTTCTACACCTGCTAACTTGTTCTTAGGGTCTTTCCAGTCAAGCCTGTATCTAAATTCTTTTTGTAGAGCCTTGTTGTTGAGTATATCAGCCTTTCTTTCGTTAGCCCACTGTATAATCTCAGCACCAAAGAAACCTCCTACGTTCAAGTTAAAAAGCTCATCAGGGTTCTTAGGGTTCAATATGATATGCTTAAACTTATTTGCACCTGTTAACCTCTCCCTTAACTCATCCTCTATTTTTTCTGAAGAGCTTATTCTACTATTACCCCACTTGTCCATTAGCTTAAAAGCTAATACGTCAACAAAGTAAGCAATCCTTGTATCAGTATTGTCCTTATACCTATTCTTGAAAGAAAGCAAATCAAACTCATCAGGAGAATAAAACATTCTCTCCATATCTTGAATACCATCTTCTACCTCTCCACCAGTACCGATATAGTTTATTCTTCCTGTTACAACTATCTTATCCCCTACTGTATTAGATATAGAAGGCTTAATATAATCTCTTACGTCTAATGTCCAACCTGCCTTAGCAACCCCTACCTCTTCTATATACGTCAAGCTAGGTGTCTTACCTGAAATCTTTTGTGTGTTCTCAAAACCTGAAAACACCCATATCTCCGAACCTACCTTGTTCTTCTTGTAATCCATTCTATCACTACCCCTTGGTGCTTCCTTATAGAATTGAGTGTTCTTCAACATATCCAATCCCCTAAACACCATTAAAGCAGTAGTCTCACTGTAGTTCTTATTATAAGCCATTATTACACTTTGGCTGTTAGGAAGGAATAAATACTCATATCCTATATCACAGGCTGCTTCCTCACTCAATCCCTTCTGTCTAGCCTTAAACCAAGCGTTGTCCTTACTAAACCTTATCATAGCTTCCCTAGTAATCCAGTTACGCCACGACAAGTCAGTAAACCTTGGATGTATAACATCCTTTATATGGCTATCTTCACTTGCTCCTTTTATCCACCAGAAGTTTAAATAGAAATACATCCTCCCCGGAATATATAACATTCTATCTTTCATCATAAGATCGTACTCCGGTAAGTAGCAATCTCTATTATTATTACTCCATATAGCATCTACGCCATCAACAAACAAAGCACTCTCTTCCCCCTCCGGATTGCCGGGAGCAATACCATTAGGGATATAAACACCATTCACACATCTATAGAATTGCTCATGCCACCAAGCTTCATCTATCACAAACTCCCCCCTATCCAAAAACTCATTATTCACTTCTGTAAAAGGTAAGTTGAAATAGTCATACTCGTTAGGAGCTTCTATACCATTAGCCACAGGGCTAGCCTTATGTGTGTTTATAAATATCATTTTTTCTTCCTATCTCTTTGCTTCTGACTCCAAGTTACAATACTTAATACACCCAGTATTATAGATACCAAAAAAGAGACGTTCTTTAAAAACATCTCTAATAACACCATAGTAACCTCCCCATCAGCAAACATCCACCCAAACTTATCTAAGATAAAACCATTAATAGCAGCCCCCACCGAAACCACACTAGTCCTACCAGTATCATTTAACCATTCTAATATTCTATCAATCATCAATTCAATATTCTTGGTTCACCTTTTCTTACTCTCAAACTCTCGGCTGTATCAAACATTCTTCTACGCACATCTCTCCTCCTACCCTCTTTAACGTCATTACGAATATCCTCCTCCACCTGACGTACAAACTTGATAACCTCATTGTAGGTCTTTAAAGCTTTCCAATACTCATCATGATTGCTGACCTCTACCTCTACCCTACGCCTTACTTTCTTCCCTTCCTCCTCATCATAAACATCTACTGACTTAGTAAATGTCATAGGTATATCGTTGAGGTGCTTCAAAAAGTTATCTACCCTCTTTAAAGCTCCATCCCAAGCCCTATCTAAAACATCGTAAGTAGTATCTTTAAAATGCTCCGCAACCGCCACTACGTATTCGTTCTTTACCATAGCATCATACTCATCATTTGATAAGTAGTTAAACTGCTCTGCCTTTAGACGTACATGACGCTCGCTCTCCGTAAAGTTTGTATAAGGACCATTACTGTTGGCGAAATAGTAAATATAACGTATAGCTTCTACAAAACCTTCCTCGTTACCCTCAAAAGATTTAAGCATAGCATCAACAACAGGAAGACTTAAACCCTCCTCCGTTACACCCACCTTCCCATCTTGTAATATAATATAACTCATAGCCACCAACCACAATCAATACCATTCATTCTCATCATCTCGGTTACACTACCATCTTTGTTCTTACGCTTGAAAGTACTCTTGCTTATATCAACAACCTCCATCTTCAAACCTATGTTTTCCTTATGAGCTACCTCATCCCCTACATCAAACTTAAACGTAGGACCTACCCCCTCCATCCAGTCCATCACAGTATCACACATATACAAGTTGCTTAAATCCTCACCCCTAGCCCTTGCAGTACTCAAAACCTCCCAAGGTATTAATGTCTTACTATGGAAGCGTTGAACAACCCAATTCTTCTTGATATTATCCTTCATGACATATATACTTTTTCTTGTCAATAAAACTTAACTTAGCATTGCAAAGCTCGTTGCCAATAATAACAAACTCCTTGCCACCAATGTTTATACCATCTAAAGCAGACTGACCAGATAATATACGCTCAGTCATACGACCAGGAATAAGCAAGTAATCACCCTCTCTGCCAAAAGTACTGCCACCAGACTTTATAACCTCAGCAACTAAAGGATGTACGTCAAACTCTAACATATCACCCTTCTTAGCAATACCCTCATCTATTACTATACCAGCAGCAGTAGTCACCTTGCCACCCTCACGAACCTGCGTAGGCTTAGCAAACCATAACCTACACACTACATAACCTTCTCTTACTTCCAATTTCTCCATTCCTTTTTCTTGTTTCTTAATTTATACCGGCCAAGCATACGCTCGACATTACTATTATAACCCCTACGCAAAATCCTAAAATACCAATCGTAATCCCTACCACGAAGATAATCAGAAAAACAATTCTGAATGTCAATCAACCAAAAATTGTTACTGCTCATACGCTTACGCAAACTCAATGGATGAGGACTTATTGTCAAACCATCTCCAACATACCTACCACCATACTGACATACATAACCCAATCGATACATATAGGAACGAACAACTCGCTTACAATAAACTACATCACTGCCAACTAAACCCAAATCTCGACAAACCAAATCTCCTATGTAATCATAATCTACCATAAACAAATTATATCCTACAAATATAAACAATTTTTCTATATAAACAACATTTGATGATATTTAACATATTGCCTAAAGATATAAGTATCGCAAAAAGTATAACCCCCGAGATTTTTTAGACCACCACAACACCACAACATACCCCTATCCCCCTCCAATAGCCACATACAACCCCCTTGTTAAGCAATCCTTAAATAACCACAAACCACGTCAAAAACATATAAACCACCCCACACAACCTGTTAATTT